CTCTTAATCCATCAGGTTACCATAATACATTGCTCAGTCATTTGCACGAGTGCGATAACATAGAGCAAATGATTGAAATAGTTAATAGTCATCCTCACCCGTTCTACACTTCCGTAGGCTATCAATTTCCTGCATTTCCAAAACCACCAGTACCTCAACATTCTGATGATTTGTTTGTAGGAATGAGCGGATTCACACCTAACTCTAGAGTTTATAAAAGAGGTGGTGATTATTATCTAAGTGAATTTGCACCAAGATTAGCTAGAGAGTTAGCTGCTTTTCTAGAGAACGGAGAACGAAAGACTTTAAGGGAACTAGGAGATTTCATGTTTAAGTGGAATCAAGACAATGGATTAAGAGTCTATCGCTTTCAGTATGCTGCCGTCATAGCAGACATAGCCGACTGGTATCCTCAATTTGTTCATCGTGATAGTATGTTCTATTACGGTACTAACGCAGTAGAGTGCATCGGGTACTTAGCAGATCCTATTGGATATAACAACAAAAAGAGTGAACAATTCTTGGATGAAGTTATGAACAAAATATATGCTGACACTGGATCTTTGCCATATAACGCTGAAGATGTTGCATGTGACTTTATTAGATGGGTTGAAAACTACGTTAAACCTGGAGCTGATTATGCTCATTTAGATTATGACGCAATCTTTTCAAGCTGCGAAATTAAAGACCATCCATTCGGCCGTCAAAAAGCTATGTTAGATCTTGGCTTAGTTGAAACATTCAAAGGAATGACATCACATCCGTCAGATGACAAGATTATTAAAGAAGCTGGAATTTCAGTGGATGAATATAAACGAAGAGTAAACCAATTTTACAAATGAGAGACTTACTAGAAGCAGAAGAGTTCATGAGACCACCTATGTGTGAAATTGAACCAAAAAAGACTAAAAGGTCACATGTAAGTGCATCGCCTCTTTTTCAACACAACGATATCGTTTACAATAACATTACATACCCTAACACATCTAAAATTAAATTAAAAGATGGCAAACCAACTGAAAGTTGGATGAAGGATTGGACTGAAGAAGAGCGCTTAGATAAATTCTTTGAATTTTGTCAAGCATTCGATAAACGCGAAGATCAGTTATTATCAGAAGACTATCAAATCTTCTCACACAGACTACACTGGCATGAACATCCATTTTGTGACCTAATGAAATCAGTTACAAATAGCCGAGATCGTTTATGGTATACATTAGTGTTCTCATTTACAAATGAACATTGGGGAACTCTAACCAAACTTATTAACGATGGTGAAGATGCACTTAAAGCACATTTTAAGGAGAACAGACACGCTAGAAATGATTTGTTTCAGATCTATTATCCAAAGGGGACTGACGTTAAGGAGTGGCTTCTATGGGGACCTAAGAAAGCTGCTGATAAAATGGCACATGTCTTAGACAATCTTGACAGACCATATACGATGATGGAATTTGCTAAGATTATGGAAAAGTATTTTAAAGAAGATCAAAACTTCAGGAGTCCTTTATATCCTTGCAAAAATACAGCAAGATATTTAGCGATGGCATATCCTCATTTAGTAGATCCAGAAACTCCATTATACGGAGGCACTGGACACTTTCAAGGACTACAGCAAATATTCAGCGGATCATATTTGAATGGTAAGGTAAAATATTCTATCGGCAAAGATGGAGAATTTATTGCTGAAAACAAATACGCTGAAACTTGGTTAGAGCAAATGGAGAAATTAGTTAACGATCCTAGAAATCCAATGACTAGTCAAAAGTGGTTAAACATCGAGGATAAAGTATGTTTCATGTATAAGCATATTGCCATTTCACATGGCGTTAAGTCACCTACTAAAAGAATACCATTCACATGGATATTTTCACCGGAGTTTGATTTAGCTAAACATCCCGATGGAAAAGTTATTTTAAATGCTAAAACAACAGAACATTTATGGAGATCTGGTTATCCTGATGAAATTATTTAATGAAACATGTTTTAAGAATGGAAGCTTTTGTATATCAATGGACAAATTTAACTAATAATAAAAAATATATTGGTTATCATAAGGGTATGATGGATGATGGTTATATTTGTTCATCGTCTAGTTCTATATTTTGGGAAGACTTTAAAAATCCTAATATGAAATGGGAAAGGCAAATAATTGCTGAAGGAACTAAGGAAGCTTGTTTAAAGATAGAACAGAGGATATTAAAAGAAATTAATTTAAGATCTGATGAATTTTACAATAATGCCAGAGGAGCTGAGATAATATTTACAGATGAAGTTAAAGAAAAGATTAGACGACATCATATAGGAGGCTCAAGTGGAATGAAAGGCAAAAGACATAATGATGAAACTAAGAAAAAACAATCTGATGCTTTAAAGAATAGAATTTTTACTAAAGAGCACTTAGATAAACTTAGAAAACCTAACAAAGATTCATCTAATAAAAAAGGACCTAAGAGTGAAAATCACATTAATAATATGAAAGAAGGTGCAAAGAAAAGAAAAGACATACAATGTCCTCATTGTGAATTTATAGGTAAACCAGCAAATGCCAAAAGATGGCATTTTAATAATTGCAAATTAAAGAAATAATATGTCACATAACAATCACACAACGAGTAAGTTCAACCAAGATCTTAATTTAGCTTATCCTAATAGAGATGCATGGTTAGAATTAGCAGGAGATTGGAAAGATCCATTTCCAGCACCAATAGTAAAAGAACACGAAGGCTTTAATGTAGTTAGAGAAGATATGATGGGTTTTGGTTCTAAGTGTCGCTTCGGTGATATTTTAGTTTCAACATGTCAATCAGATACTTTAGTTTACGTTCAACCTCGATATGGATTTGCTGGAATTTCATTAGCTTATTTAGCTAAGAAGTACAATAAGAAATTGGTTCTTTTCAGTCCAAGTCAAAAAGAGATTTCAGATCATCAAGCAATATGTATTGAAAGAGGTGCAGATATGAGATTCAGAAGAATTGCTGCGATGCCTAATTTAAATAAGATCGCAAAAGATTGGGCTGCTGAAAACAATGCATTCTTTATCCCACTTGGATTACGTCATGAATTAGTTACAGCTGCTGCAGTTAAAGTAGCATACGATTTAGCTCAAGTTCATGGAGAACCTAAAGAAGTTTGGTCAGCAATTTCAACTGGAGTTTTATCAAGAGCTTTACAGATTGCGTGGCCAAATGCAGATTTTAATGCAGTTGCAGTTGCACGTAACATTAAAGATGGTGAATTAGGAAGAGCTAAAGTTTGGTCACATCCAAAAGAATTTAGTCAAAATGTTGCACCACAATATGCACCACCATTTTCATCAGCCTTAAATTATGATGCTAAAGCATGGGAATTTATGGTTAAACACGGTAACGAAGGCGCATGGTTTTGGAATGTTGGTGGTGCACCAGTCCCTGAATTTTTAGACAAATCAACAATAAAATCAGAAAGAGCTTGGGGTGAAATAGTATGATAACCAATTGCAAAGAATTTATGACTTATGTCATGGTATTAGTATGTGCTATCGGGATTTCAATAGGATCCATTATTATTATTGCAGAAATATTAGATGTATTGACAGTGAGCCATAATTACTTTTGGTCACTAATAATCTATTTTTTAATAACATCTGGTATAACTATCACGTCTGTTTACTTAGAAAATAAAGAAAACAAAAAAGAAGAGGATAGATAAGGTATGATTACAAACACTGACACTTTAAAGAAGGTAATTTTAGTATTGGTTGCATCAACAGCAGGAGCAACTGGTCTTAATCTTGCGTCAACACAGACGCTATCTTATTATGCGATACCGCATAATGAATACTTTATTTGTGGATTAAGTTTTCTAATCACAATAGGCACGGCTTGGTTAATACTCAGAAAAAAACATAAGTGATTTAATGAGAAATCAAATTTAAAAGCCCTCCTATTCACATAGAGAGGGCTTTTTTAATTATATCCATTGAAACTTTTAGTAATAAACATATAAAAAACAAAACAAATCATGAAATTTAGAAGACTATCAGATTTAGAAGAAGTTGAAATTGGCAAATATGTAGCAGAATACATGGCCAATAATGAAGACGTAACTCTATACGTGGGCTGCGATAGTCAAAATAGGGCTATTACTACACATTACGTTACTACAATTGTAATGCATATTGGTGAATCAGGTTGCCATGTCATTTATAAAAGGGACGTTGTTCCTAGGATCTTTGATATGTGGACTCGTTTATGGAATGAGGTTGAAAAATCAGTAGAGGTTGCATTATACCTTAAGGAATGTGGTGTCAATGTTCATAATATTGACTTGGATTTAAATAGTGATGCTGCGAATGCTTCTAATAAATTAGTTGCTGTGGCAACTGGATATGTTCATTCATTAGGCATTGCGCCAAGGATCAAGCCAGATGTTTTACCCGCGGTACATGCTGCAGATAATTTGGTTAATAAATAAACAATTGATTAAAACCGAGTACAATATATAGTTTGAAATACAAAAATATACGCAGATAATATGGAAGATAGCTTCAATAGTAATAAGAAAAAACCTTCTGGTAAAACACCCTATTTAGATTCATTTGGAGAAGATCTAACCAAAATGGCAGAAGAAAAGAAACTTGATCCAATCATCGGTAGAGATGAAGAAATTCAACGGATTTGTCAAGTTTTAGCTCGTAGAAAAAAGAATAATCCAATCCTTTTAGGGGATCCTGGAGTTGGTAAAACTGCCATTGTTGAAGCCATTGCTCAACGTATTGTAGAAAAGAAAGTTGCTAGAGTATTATTAGGCAAACGTTTAGTTTCTATTAATAT